TAATCGCCAGTCCTTCATCATGAATCGTGTCCGAGCGACCGTGTGCTCAGAAATGTTGTTGAAATGCTTGTGATACTTCATCGTTTTGGCAACCTTGCGTAACACTCGTTCTTGTAAGCCCGAGCCTCTTCAAGTTCAACAAAAAGTGCTTCAAGTTGCTCATCACCATGGCGGCAATCAAAAACCTTTTGCCAATCATCCATGGTCAATTCTTTGATGTTGTCGAATCGAACACCGCAGTAATCAAACAGTTTTGCTGTTTTTACCCAAACCTTGTTCATTGCGTATTCACACATTTTTCGGTCGGTGTGTCTTGTCATTTGGTGTATCCCTTTCCCTCCACCAAAAATTTACACCAGATGAACTGGCTGTGTCAAGTCAATCTTTTTCTGGATGTTTGCGAAGGTCGGCAAACAATGCTTGGTCTGTGACGCCACACGCATCGGCAATGACTCGGTAAGGAACACGGGACTTACGAAGTCGGCGAATGACACTGCGGCGCTGGTTGCCCAGACGGACCACGGCGCTTTGATGTTCCCTCATCATGGAGGTAAGAATCTTCACCTTGTCGAGGTCCGAATCTTCTACTTCGTCGTTTGTTTCAATTCGTACTTGTCCGAACTCATTCATGACCTCGGACGATAGCACGGTCAAGTGTTCGTAATCGCATCAAGGTGCCTGAGAGCCTCACTCAGCGCCGCACATGATTCCAAGTCAAAGTTCTTATCCACCATTCGGGCTGCCTCAACCACACGGTCAATGGCTTTTCGTTTTTGACCTGCTTTTGTGTCGCTTGGAGTCAGAATCAACTCGGTCAAAGGGTGCTGGTCCGCCAATCGCATCGAGAGGTATGGATGGCAGTTGCCTCGTTTGGTCCTCAACTGAGCGACCTTGCCCATTTTGTGAAGAATCGACAGAGCGCCAGAAATCTGCCCGTGATGCAGCCCCATCAAAAGACTGAGTTCTTTCCAAGTCAAGCCTTCAGGATGTTTTTCGAGGATTTCCATTACAAGCATCTGGCGGTGTGTGGCAGCCCCGTTTGATGCTTCCCGCTGTGCTCGGTCGATTGATGTGTCAGAGCCTCTTACAAAGCCTGCTGTGCCTGCATACGGCAGATGTGGTGTGTCACTCATCTTTACTCCCTGTGATTGTGATGATGATTCTGTCTGTCTTTGCTCTCACTGGAGCAAGGAACATGATTCCGAGCAGATGTTCTGGTGTGTCATCGGAAAGAAGCCCTCCGTCGACCATCCCGTCGATTGCTGCTTTGACGGCTGGGTTGCATGCTGCACAATCTTGCAGTCTCCCTTTCATTGAGAGACCAACTGTTACAACCGACTTCGTTAAACGAGGGAACCGCTGAGTCTTGGCGAGCCAGCCGTAGAGTTGCCTCCACTCTGCTGTATTGCTTGCCCTGACCCAGCGGTTGCCGCTTCGTTCTGAGTTGGTTGTCCATGGTCGCATGTAGACCACAAACTGGATGGAAACAATTCCGTTTCTTTCCGTCATTGAAACGGAATGTTCCATTCGAATTACTTGCCGATGTAGCGAGCGTAGATGGTAAAAGTTCCATCTGGCTGCTTGCGGCTTGTCCATTCAGTTTCTGGGAACCTCTTCTTCGCCATTGAAACAATCACGGCGTTATTTGAACCCTCGGTGTAAATTGCCCAACGATTTGGTCGAGCCTTGAGTGCTGCAACGAATCGCATGGTTCGTCCACCACCATTGTTTTTGTGTGTACCAGTTCTCTTCGGTGGTGGTGTTGACCACCGAATTTTGGTTTCTTTTACTGACTGAGCCATTTCTGTCTCCCTTTTGTTGAGGGGGTGTTCCCCGCTTCTTTTGTCAAAGATACACCCCTGTTTAGTCTTTGTCAACCTTTGTTTGAAAACAAATGTTTTTTTGTTACTGCAAGAGCAACATTGTTATGAATCATGGTGTGGCAATGATTGCAAACAGCCAAAAGATTCTCTGGCTCATCACCTCCGCCTTGAGAACGAAGTTTGATGTGATGAACATGTGCAGCCAGAATTGTGCATCCATCCCAACGGGCTTCACAACGACCAGCAGAACGCTTTGCTACTGCAGTTCGCATTGCTGACCAATCGTGCTTCTTTCGAACCTTTGGCTTGAAAGCGGTTCGTTTTAATGGTGTTCTTTTCAACTTGCTGCCTTTGCAATTAACTGTTCGTAATGTCGAATCAAATCTTCGTGCATCCGTTCAGGCTTTCCATGAATGTAATCCATGACATCGTCCTGCGGCTTATTAAGACGGACCAGATTGGTCACCATCACGACGGCATCAGAAAACTGTGCGTCCCTTTGGCTTGGTTTGCTTTGGACTGCGACGCTCTTTTCAACGACTAGACGCTCCCAATGCTTTTCCATTTTCATCGGTGTTCTCAAATTCTTTCGCCACCAGTCGTCCTCAAAAGCCAATCGCATCATCGTCTCGATTTGCTGTTCTGTCGCTCCCTGACTAAGGAGGCGGTTCATGCTTTTAGTCCACTCAGCGGTCGGTGCTTGAATAGCGACTCCAGCGGGTGTGGTCTGCTTCAGAAGTTGATGAAACAAATCGACGAGCGGCGTGTGTGTTTCATTGGACGGTTTATTGGATGGTTTGGGTGCATCTCCTGCACCCCGTTTTGGAATCTCCTGCACCCCGTTGGCTGCATCTGCTGCACCCCGTTGCCATTCGAGGTGCGTCGCATGCACCCCGCTAATAACGATGTCGTAGCCGATTGGTCGACGGTCCGCTCGCTGAATGTAAGCCGCAACAATCCTTGGGTCACATCGTCTGATGATTCCCTGTCCCTCCAGATTGTCCAGATGCTGCCGTACAGAGCGTTCAGACAGACAGGTGTACCTACAGATGGTTGCGACGCTTGGAAACGCTGCAGAGCCGTCTGGGTGGGCGTGGTTGGCAAGGGCAACTAAGACCAGTTTTGAGACGGGAGATTCCACAGGAGCGTGGTTCAAAACCCACGCTATTGCTTCAACTGACATAAAGCCCTACCCAGCGTGGGGCTTAAAAGGCATCGTGAACTTGTTGTTCTCGTATTCGATGGGGTCCATGTCAATGTCACTTCCAAGCATGTTGGCAGCCAGATTAAGCATCTGCTCAATCATGGCTTCGTATCGAGGCTCTGTGTCCTTTTCGCTTGCCAAAGCCCTTGCCGTTGCGACCATGTTGTCAAGGTCAATCTTAAATTCGTATTTCATTGCGTTTCTCCTCTGATTTCTCGTTCTATTTTCTTGTAGCGCAGGGAGATTGTCGTTGGACCGACCTTTTCCCATTTGTCGTAAAGCAAACCCTCAAGACAGCCAACTCCCACGATTGGTTTGATTCTCTCTACCCAGAAGTCCCAGTTCTGGTCACTCCATGGTTCAGCCCAGTCACACTTGAGAATCGCATAGCCGAGGTCGTGGTCAAATTCGACCGACACTTTTTGCTTCATCCGAGTTTCCCTGTCTCAATCATGGTGATGAACTCACCCGCTTCTTCTAAAAATTCTTCTTCGACGCTGTCTGGCTTGCCAAACGCATCGAGGAACTCACGCTTAGCGTCGGTGCGGACTGCATCGGGCAGAGCGTTAAGACGGTCGAGGATAGCCTGCCGCCTTGGGTCCAACACAGGCTTCTGGGGTTGAGGTTGAGTCATCCGCTGAACCTTCTCCATCTCTTGACGACTCGGTCTCTTGCCTTTTGGCGAGAACTCCCCACCGAGGAGGCTTAAGGCTCGCCCTGTGGCGCTCGTAACCCCGTTCTCAACCCTCGAAGTCTGATTCACGCCCTTTGTCGATTTCAATTCTTCGGCAAAGTCCACAGCCGCTGGTCGTGTGTCCTCACGGTCGGTGTAAACCTCAGAGCGGATAACGACTCGTTCTCCGTCGTCAAAGATGATGTCGTTGATAATTCGTCCGTTTGGGTATCGCTCCCAGAAGAGATGAATTCGTTCTTCAACGGTCTGGTAATCGTTGAGATTGAAGTGTGCCATCGGTAATCCCTTTCATTGGATGGTCGTATCTTGAGGGAGACTTTAGTGCGGTAAAGCCATGCCGTCAAGATTTTCTTTCCTGAACAAATGTTTGGAAAGGTGCGCCAGTGTAAGGGTCAAATTTTGCAGCCACACCTAAAGCCTTGACAATGTAGCCCTTGGCTGAATTTGAAGTAAAAGTCTTTTTACCCGTCAAGGCTGCCAGAGCGCCCAACGCATAAGTGCCGCCAGTTCCGATGGCGTACACACCTGTGCGGTCTGAGGTCCAGCCGTAATCAGATTCAATTACATAAATTGAGCCATTGACAGCAACCAAGATGCTCGAATCTTGCTCAGCAATGTGCGCTGAAGAGTCCCCTTTGGTATTCGCATAACCCTGCTCTTCGAAGGTCGCTCGAAGTGCGGGAATGAATGTCTTAGTCATGAACACATCCAGTTTGTTGCCAGACAGGTTTGGGGGAGCCTGTGGAGGCGCAAAAGCGTGGTGGACGATGTTGATAGCCCTGACATCTCCAGCGACGCCTATGAGGTACTTACCGTTGGCTGCGACCTTTCCAGTGCCGTTCCCTAAGGTTGTGACTTGGTAAGCAAATCCAGAATCATCAAAGGTTGAAATCCGACTGTCCGTACCGACCACGGCAAATGACTCGCCTTGGATAGCAACGATTGTTGTCATTACGCACTGTATTCCTTGTTGTGATACATCGCCCATCCGTCACGGATTGGAATCATCTCAAGGTTGAACTCAGCGTCTCCGTCTTTGTAAGTGACCACACAAAGACCCTGCTGCCAGTTCTCCGTAATCGGCATAGGTCGACCGTCGAGGTCAATGCCGCCCTTGGTTGAGGGTACGACGCCATCAACACGGGCAAGGCATCCCGCAGAGGCGGCAAGAATTGTTTTGCGACCGTCAAAGTCCTCACGGGTTATTTCAGCCCATTCACGACGGTGGATGTGCCCGTAAAGAACTGAGGTTTTTTCATTGCCTAAGTACATGTGCGCCGTGGAGCCGTTGCTCTTGACTCTGGTGCCGTGAATCACCTTCAACTTTTGGTTAATCCAGTAGTAACCAGCAGGGTATCCAGCGACATACTTGATGTTGAAATCCTCGAAACGGCAAAGGAAAGGAACCGACAACACAGGGAAGTTGTCTGGCGAGTCACCCCGCTTCAGACCAAACGAAACTCGGGCATTGTCAAGTATGTAATTGACGAGACGCTCTTCGTGGTTGCCAGCAAGCCAGACAATTTCGGCATCTGGGGCGGCGGACCGAAGCCGAGCCATGAGGATGGTTGCATAGTCAATAGACCGCTGTGTGGTCAAAGCGTAAGCGGGGCTGAGTCGATACTTGCCAAATTCGGCAAAGTCCAAGTTGTCACCGTGCATCACGATTTTTGTGGGTTTCAAATCCCTGATGAGTGCAACGCATAAGTCGATAGCCGCTTCGTCGTGGATTCCTTCATACTCCCCCGCAGCGTTACGGAAATAACCAATTTGCATGTCAGGCAGAACAACGGCGGTGTTCCACTCGGTCTTTTTAGGGGCTTTGGTCACCTTAATAGCAGGCAATTTAACGGCTGGTCCTTGGTTGACAGGGTCCCAAGTAGGACCGTCTGCCCACTGAGGAGAAAGCACAATGCCAGCCATGTCGACAAGTTGGGCTTCGCCGTTCTCGTCCTTGAGAAATCCTTGCCACACATTGATTCGTTCGACACGACCAATCTCGTCTGGGTCTATGCCTGAGCGTTCTAATAACTCAGCAAGTTTGCCCATTTTGTCTTTGATTGACGGTGGCGGTCCAGCGTTTAGTTTCGCATCAAGCGTCACAAGAACATTCTTTCTTACAGTGGCGCCGAATCATTCGGTCCGAAACCTTGTGCCCTGCTTCTTCTAAAACGCCCATCAACCATCGAGTTGTGTATCCGCTTGACATCGCTGTCTTTGAATTAAGGGCTTCAGCCACTTTCTCAAGGGTGCTTTCTAAGGCTTCACGCTCGGCTGGGGTGATGGCACGAAGGACATGACCAACAGAGCAACGATTCGCATAGGGGCTTGGGACAGGCTGCAAAAGACGAGCAGCCAAATCTGATGTCGGCTGCTTAGGCATTATTGTGCTTTCTTCGTCGGCTTCTTACGAACTGGGGGAACCTCGTCGACAAACACAATTTCCTCATGTTCGGCGAGGTGCTTTCTTAACTCTCCCTTGACCTCTATCAGGTCCAAACGAATCTCTGTCGTATTGGAATGAGTCTGAGATACAAGGTCGTAAAGCACACCGTGTTGTTCAGTGCTTTCATTGCGGAACTTTCGTTGTCCACGGTGTAATGACACAAATGCTGCAAGAATCGAGCCAGCGGCTCCGATGATGGCAGCGATGATTGCTGGGTTCATGTCGGAAATACTAGACATATCGTGGTCTAGCGATTGGTTACCGTGGATTAGTTGCCACGGTGCATCGCATCAGGCTGCGTTTGGCTTCGGCAATGAGCGCCAAGCGGCTTCGAACTTTGCGGCGTCTTTCGCCATTTCTGGAGAAATCTCCACATGCATCCATTTTGGATTTCCTTGATAGGAACCAGCATTATCAGACTTGGTGAAAATTTTTACCCCCCGTTTCCC